TCGCCAGATGCTGGCTGATTTACAGATAGTCGTAGAATTGGTGATTCGTAAATTGATACTGATGATGGAACTACAATAAATGCAGACTCATCAATAGTTGTTGACACAGCGTTTGGATCGACATATAAATCAAGTCCAAGCACATTTCCACGTAGTGATCGTGGGCTAGCTGTACCTGCTGCGTTCATTGGCTGCAGCGCTGTGTAGATTGGGCGATCTGAAGTGTCCTTAGCTCCGATTAGCAATCCCCATTGTGAAGTACCTGCTATGTAAGCAGATGCTAACTCACCAGTTGCTAAGTAAGCGGCAGGTGTTTCTGCTGCTACGTAAGCAATGATTCCGTTTGATGTTGCTGCTTGTGCGGTTGCTTGTGTGCCACCTGCTGTTAAAATTGCGATCAGGGCAGTATCTGTAGCCTTATTGTAGGCTCGTGTCATGTTATCAAGCATAGCTGCGAAGAAGTCAGGACTTGATCTTTCAAGAACTTCTAAACTGTAGCGTTGTAATCCAGCGTATTTTTTAACTGTTAGATTTACATAACTTGAAACAATACCTGTCTCAGATGGTGCTGATCCCTCTCCAACTTCTGAAACGGTACCTGAAGTGGTTATTTTGGGAACGGAAATTGTCATGCCTGCAGCTGGAAGCGCACGTGTACCGATTGCATCAATAGCTGGGCGTGCTCCAATAAGTGTATCCACTACTGTAGGTACAAACTGTGTTGGGTTAAATGCTGGGTTAGTTGTGAAGCTGTCGTCTGCAGCAGTTAAATACTTTGCTACATCTGATTCTGCCTTCATTACCCATTGTGCTGATTCATGATTTCCCATTTGGGCTTTGATGCTGTGTTCTAGCATCTGTGCTTGTGTTCTAATTGGTGAGCGAGGCTCTGTATAGAAGGATGCACTAATTGTTGGGCGTGCGGCCTCTACTGGAGCAACCTCTACCACTGGTGTTACTGTTGGCTCGGTGGTATTTTCCACTTGTGCCTCACTTTCCGTAGTTGGTTGGATTGTTGCATCCGCTTCGCCTTCGCTAGCGGCAACTTTAGTTACTTGCGCTTCTGTGAATGCTGGTGACTCTACAAGGCTTACTTCTTTGAGCATCGCCTTTGTCACATAAATATAATCTTTTTTCTGTGATGATTTCATTACTTCTACACCTACAGATAGGCCATCAATTAACTGCTCGCCTGCAAGTGTTAGCGCATCTGTGCCTTGCATGCTTGCACTAATCTTAAAGCTAGCGTAGATACCGTCTTCTTCTTCGTTGTATCTTTGCATGCGGCCAATAGGTTTATCGTTGCGGTGTTGCATCAGCATCTTAATCTTGCCAGGATCTCCTACATCTATTGATCCTTTAGCAAACACCACTTTACCCACGCTGGTATTACCAGGGGTTTCAAACGGCACTATTTTGCCTGCGATGACTCTGCGTTCACCGTCTGCACTCTGTATCTGACTATTGAACGTAAGTAACATCGCCACTCTCATTTCCGTTAGGTGTTAGGTCTTCCATTTCCTTTGCTTGATCTAGGTCTATAAGTCCTAGCGTTAACATCTTTTCTATTGTCTCTAGTCTTGCCTTATCGTCTGATCGTAAAAATGTCTCGCTAATATTAAAGCGAACAGTGTGTCCGGCAGCTGTTATATCGTTCATGCTTAATCTATCTTCTATAGCACAGATATAAGGCTGTAGTGAATAGGCTACAAACTCTTTACGGCCATCAATTATATTTTGATAAGTCATGCTGTTGTTCATGTCTGCACTTATGTAATATGCAGGTACATTCATAGCACGTGCAATTTGTGTAGCTAAGTATTGTGATGCTTCGTTATACATCATATCTTTAGGACTAAAGCCAACAGTCTCATAAGATAATGTGCTAGTTAAATATGCAGTAGATCTTGATTGACGTGCTGCCTTCCAAGCTGCTAATAATCCTTGTACTTGTGACTCTGGCATATCTGCACCAGTGTTTTTTAAGAATCCTGTTGCCATTGGTGTCTGTGCTGCTACAGCTGCAGCCTTTTCTAAATCTAAGGCACTTTGTATTGTGCGACCTGCTGTTTGTAATACGCCTTGTGTTAATCCTTGAAATGTAACTAATGATCCTATGCCTACCATCGGCACTTTCTGTCCGTCTATTGTGTAATAGATAACTTCTGTACCTAATTGATTTGTTTGTGCAACTACTCGTGTATTAGCAACCCATTCAAATCTTGATGGTCGTAAATCATCTGCATATACTTCTGTAACACGCCAATATGCAACTCCATAGAATATAAGACTATCGACAGTCCACGAGATAGTGACGGATCGTGGCTGCCGAATGTCTGGCTGCTCGCACCATAGTGGCGTACCTAATTGTGCGCCTGTAGATTTTTTATAAAGCTCTAATGGTAAATATCCTATAACGCCTTTTATTAAATTAGCGCATCTGTTAACTGCAGGTACTTGTGTTGCAAGTGTGCGATCCATCGGGCCTGCACCAAATGTGTTATATCCAAATCCAATAATGTTATCGCCCATAACGGCAGGGGCATATTGCGCTTGTAAGTTTTGTTTATTATTAGTAAGACCTAATGCTGACAATATACCCATATGTATACTTTATAGCATAAAACGTACTAATAGTGCAAATTAGACAAAGATTTGCGCAGTTTGTTGTGGGCGTGTCAACTGGCTTACGACCATAGCCAAAGATATTGCAGCTGTAACATCACCGGCAGATTTTCTACGTATTATGCGCCAACCTGCATCGCTAGTCTTAGCAGCACAGTTATTTAGGTGCTGTACTAGATCTGCCTGACCACTATGCACCATTCTGCTATTAGCCATAGCATCTGATAGATCCGAGCATGCCTGGTAAAACGCCTGACCCGATACATCTTGCATGCGCCATCCGCTTTGCTCTAATCGTGTTGCTATTGACTGCGTAGCGTACTTGTCAAAGCAGATAATGTGCGGATGATACTTACGCGCCCACTCATTTACATCGCTTGCCATCTTGACTTCATCTATTGCAATATCACTATGCCACAGCTGTGCAAGTCCTACGGCTATCTTTCCGTCTTTCATCTGACCCATAATTAACGCACCTGATCTGCGTGTAGGTGCAATATCAAAAGCCATTATCGTCATTGGCCCGACAGGGATTTCTAACGTACTGTCGCTGCATGCTTCTATACTTCCATACACCCAGGGACTGACTGCGCTATCTACCCACATACAAAGCATCTCGCATTTTGTGGCCTCAATGCTGTTGGTGTTTACAGATTCCTCTAGTGTCTGCTCTGTAATTAAATGCCCTAGTGCTGGGTTAGCCATAGCCCAACCTTTGCGATCATGTATCTTAGAATGTTGCGGCGCACTGTATTCATAGAATCCTAAATTGTCCGGCGGATACGATAAACATCTTTCTCGTAAATCATTAAGCACTGTACTAAAACCATCACCTGCGTTGCTAGTCATAAGTGTCATAGCGTTAGGCCTTGCACGTGTTACTGGTAATGCAGCTGTAAATGCTTCTGGTGTCCACTCACGTAACTCATCTATGTATAGAAAGTCTGCAGTCTTACCACGTGGCGCATCTCGTGTTGCCGCTGCTATCTCATAACGTGCGCCGTTAAGTAAACTTATAGATTCTTGACCATTAGCCAGGCGTATCTGCCTTACTTGTTTTTTTAACCATTCATTATCTTCTATTGTGTATGCAACTTGTCTAAATGTATCTAATGCCATATTTCGGTTAGAGGACATGCCTAATACGTTCTTGCTACCCCATAAGAATAAATGAGCTAGAATTAACATACGTGCTAAGTGTGTTTTGCCATTTTGACGAGCTACAAGTATTAGAGCTGTCTTTTTGCGCCAATTCTGTGCATCATCTACAGCTAGTAGATCATCTAGCACCCAACGTTGCCAGGGAATGAGCGGCATGCCTATTTTGTCGGCTAGATCTGCAACCTCTTGTGCTTTGCTAACACCTTTTAATAAAGACGTGTGGATTCTAGGCTCAGTGCTGCCAATTAGCCCGACCCCTCGTGGCGTCTGTTTT